CTATCTTTTATTTATTGTAAAGATACAACCTTCTCCTGGCAATAGCCAATCATCAACTTCTATTTTACACATTTTATTATAGTTTTTAGATATTATACTTTTGTTATCTAACGCAAATCCATAGCCCTCTATACGATAGTCATCGTTATCCCATGCAATTTCTGCAGAATAATGTTTTGTTGGAATTGATACTCTATGCGCATATTCTTCATCTTTTATATCTACTACACTATTACTTTGATACTTAATTGAATTTAATCCTTGTTTTAAATCAAATTCATAAGTTATAGAATATCTTTTTACTTCTCCATCTTCATAATCCTCATCAGGCTTATCGCAGGTATATGTTTGCTTTTCACCATTAAACTCCAACTCATTAACTATATAACTATCCTCTACAGTATCACTCTTCTTTATATATATAGCGAATGGCAATATGAATTTTTTCGCATGCTTTGAATATATAATTAATTCATGATACATATTCTTCACTATTTTACTTTCTTGTATACTACAATCAATATGTAAAGAATATTTTTCTAAATATTCTTTATCCATCAACGGCAATATTTTATCGTGTATTCTTGTATACAAACTATCTTCAGGGATATTTTCGCTTTTGAAATACAATGACGACTGTAACTTTTTTATTAATGCTCGTTTTTCATCATTTGAAATAGTATTCAAATAATCTTTTGTTATCATTACATCTTTGATTTTTTCTTGAGTGTATTCAATGTAGCTAAAAAAATCTAATACGAGTGATCCTACACCTAAACCAAGTATTATACTTACAACACTATTTATTGCTGTACTAATACATTCTACTACATTTTCAACTGTTCCTCCTCTTCTTCGCCCTTCAATTCCTACAAAAAAATTTATTATTAATAATAGTATACCAATAATTGTCGCACTAATTGCACGTCCATGTATATTTTTTTTGTGTCCTTTTTCTAAAATACTCTCTTTTTCATATTCATTCTTTAAACTGTTCTCTTTTTTTTTATTCTTTCCTTTAAACTCTATTTTTTTCCACATTTATATATCCTCCTCTTCGTTTATATTGTATCATAAAACCATACCCCATTTAATTCACATTATACACAAATTTAATCATTAAAATATGTTTATTTCCACAAAAAAGACAGAAAATGCGAATTTTCTGTCTTTTTTCCATCTATTCAACTTTTTCTGTAAACAGCTTTTCAAACTTTTCGTTTGCTTTCTTTCTTGCGGCTTGCTTTATGCCACTTGAAGAATATTTTTCACCGTAATTTCTATAAGCTCCATTATTTTTTGTCAAAAAATAAGGGTGGCATTACACCACCCTCAAAGCTACTTATTATACATACCACATCTGTACTCTCTACAAATTGCCCTTAAGTCTTTATATGACAGTCCCAATCTACCCTGTTCATCCCCTTGGATCGCACCACAGTCCATAGCCGCCTGTACTGCCGGTCTTGCCCAATCGGGCATATTGTCATCAACATAATTATAAATCATAGTCGTTTGGACTACGTTTACCAACTGTTGATTTACATTACGCAAATCATTTATTTCTGCCGCCTGTTTCGTGATTAATGATTTTAATTCATTGTACTGCTCCATTGTCAGTCCCTCACTTTCACTTAATTTATTTTTAAAATCTTGCCATAGTTCCGGTTTACGCACAAACGGTTCAGGACATTGTTTGTCCCACACGTCATAATGACGCAGTACATTCTGTGCCGGCACACCGTATTTATTCATCAAATATTTTGTTAATTTAATTGTCTGTTCCACCACGTCATCATCGATATAATATTTACCGTCTGCACCAATGCGGCTACACATTTCTATTGAAATACTGTTCATATTCCTACAATACGGGTGTTTGTAATTTTTTGTACCGCCGACAGCCCACGCCGCCCAATTATCAGGAACAGATTGATAAATACCGTCATTTCCCGAAAAATAATTTGCCGACGCCTTGCGATTTTCACCGCTGAAAAATGTACAGTTATTTAGCGCCGTGTCACCGTTATTACCTGTAAAATGAATGACGATAAATAAAATATCGTCATTCCTATATGTATAACAGTTGGACGGGTGGCACTGCGGACCCTGTTTGATTTGAATATCCATACTTATTCCTCCGTATCATCTTCACCGCGTAATTGCAGTAATATATCTTTCAACTTTTGTGGCATTCGCGGGTAAATTACCGCCACATTCTCCAACACGCTTATACCCTCATTTGCTATGTAGAACATAATAACAATCTCACGAATTGCGACGTTATCACCTGTAATCTGTTGCAAGACGTTTGATAACGCTACTATAATTAATATAGTTATCTTTTTCAGCAGTCCTTTAAACCCAATCTCACTCGACATTGTTTTTGTATAGATTGCTTTAATAACACCCGTTAAATAATCAAGCACCATTATCACCAACAGTGCCCACAAAATGCTATCCCATTTGCCGAACAGGGCGGCAAAGAAACCGCCCACAATTCCTATTACCGTACTTGTCCAATTAAAAATCTTATCCATAAATTAACCCTCCATAATTTCTTTTTTCTCGTTCTCTGTGATATATCCCGCCTTGACGAATATATCTAAATGTTTTTCTTTGTAAATACCCATTTGATAGTATTTACGTATCAATGTTTTATTCACCGTCAACACCTGCTTTCAGTTCCGCAATCTGTAACATCAGCATTGCGTTGATTTCGTCTTGTGACATTGTTTCGTCACCGCTCATAACAGACTGAACGTGCTGTTTCATATCCGACATACTATCAAATTTCTTCGCCTGTATCTGTGACAGCTGTTCTGCCGTAGGCTGTTCAAATGTGATGTCTGTATGCTGAATTTTTGCGATTTCTACATTCATATCAAAATCTTCTTCGCTTTCAGCAAATTTGCTGTTTAAAACACTGCGTTTAATTCGCAGTATGTCGCTGTCAGTTCGTATTCCGTACACCGTGCCGTCAATTTCAACACCGCGTTCATAAAATTGTGCTGTTCCGTTTTTACTATAAAATTTGTACATAATATCACCACCCTGTCACATTTCCGTCAACAACGCACGTATCGCCGAACGTTCCGATTGATACGGCATTTGTCACGTTATTTTTGACTACTGTTTTACCGTCGCTGTATATAATTGAAAAATCAGCATTTGCCGTTACAGACGCCGTTGTCCTAAATATATTATCTGCTATCAGCGTCTGACTGCTGGCTGATATTAGATTACACTGTCCCGACGTAGGGCCTGCGGAAATGTGCATATAATTTCCGCATATAACGGCATAATTTCCGCATTCGATAAAATCGATATATTCGGAATTAATTTTTATAACAGGCATTCTGTTTCCGCTGATTAATGTAATCCCCTTGGTGTATATAAACGGTGTTTTTGTGTTCTGTGTAATTGCTGCAAATTCATTGTCCGAAATTTCGCCATTTATATCGATACTGCAATCAGTAAACGTTTTAAATATATTGCCTACTATTTTTTTGCCTATATCAATACTGCAATTTGTAAAACCGGACATATAATTGTTTACAAATATAACGGTTGACGCCTGTAGCATATATCCTAACGATTGTTCTTTTTGCGTGAAATTCAAAAATTTGTTACCCATAACAAACGAATTGCCTGCGATTTTTATTTCGTATGTCAAATTATTTGCCGGTGCACCTGCGAACGTATCTATGACGTTGTTCAAAAACAGAACGTTGCTCATTTCAAACGTTGATACACCGAATTGATGTGTACTAAATATATCGTAGAATGTACAGGATATTATCTGTGAACTACTTTGCGCTAATAATACTGTCGGATTAACCGTGTCCGCCGTTACAGTGTCCGTGTCCTCTGTAAATTTTACATTTTGCATTTTAGCGCCTTCCGGCAGATGAAAAACATATTGTTTTGCGACAGAATTTGTATTTTTGAACATAATTGTATCGCACATTGAACCGTCTAACGTCATACCGCCCTTTAACGGAATTGCCACACCGTTATTAGTTCCCGTCATTCCGTAACCCGACTTCATATTTGCATTTGTAATAACGCACAATTCACCTACAGGATATATAATACTTTTATACGGCGCGCTATCTATCGCCGCCTGTAATTTTAATTCGTCGTGGTCGCCGTCGCATTGCACAAATATTTGATTTTTTGTTATATCTGTAATATTTTTTGCATTTTCATTTACAGCGTCAATAAATGAATTTTTATTGACAGTTGCCAAATCTGCCAATGTACGAACACGTTCGTATGTATTGGTGATGAAATAACTGTCGCCTGTGGTATTTTCGTTTTCTATGACATAATCAACCGTCGCCGATACAAACTCATATCTTTCCCCTGTCGGCGATTCGCTGTCTATCTTCATTTCTAAATTTATATCGTGAATATGATACAATGTAAATGTCCATACATCACCCGAAATTGCCGACGGTACAGATGTAGAATTTGATGATATACTACACGTATTTTTAATAAAATCATAGCGAACAACAATATAAATGCCGTCTATTGGTACATTTATACACGGTTCTGAAAACGTTCCGGCAATCTGTTTCCCGTCAATGTAAAACGCGTCTTTCAGTGTAATATCAACCGCCATACTCTCGCCATAATATTCTTGTTGTCCGTCAAAATATAGTGTAGGCTTACTCGGTGCAACAAATTTTACTGTATGTTGCTTTTTGTCGCCAAACAGTATAGTTGTTTCGGTGTTCGCATTGATTTCATCAATACGTGCTTTCAATTCTTTGTCAGCACTTTTTCTTGCTGATTCTTCGGCTTTCACTGAATTTGAAATATTGGTATCTGCCGTCTGCCTTTCGGTGATTTCACTGTCAATATTACGTTGCAGTTCATTATCCGCCGCCTGTCGTATTGTCACTTCGTTGTTTATACGACTGTTTAACGAACTATCCGCACTTTCCCTCACCTTGGTTTCGGCAGTGATTTTGTCCGCCAAACCTACATCAGCGTTAGTGCGTTGCGTTATTTCTGTATCCAATTTGTTGGACAGTGTGTTATGCTCGGTTTGAATTGCCGTGAAATTATCACGAACAATCTTCCACCAATCCTTTAACAGCGTTTTACCGCTAAAATTAAAATTTAATTTCATTTTATCATTCCTTTCTAATCGTAATTGATTGTGATTTTGGTATTAAAAAAACACGCCGTTCGCGTGCTATGGTGGTATTCGTCTGTACATTGTGTCACCTCATTTTTTGTACGAAAAAAGCACCCCAAAAGGTGCTTAATTCCGATTCATATATTCTGTCCTGTTGGATTGAAACATTCTTGTATAAGTCGCATTGCATATTTAAAACCCAAAATAAAACCGTAACGTTCACAACCAGCCTCCGACGCTGAAACAAATCCATCAATATTGTTTATATACATTCTATCCCCTACGGTCTTTCTTATGGCTTTCCCCTGCTCATCTTGTATTTTAGTTAACTGTTTCATTTCTTCTGATTTTTGATATTCCTCGCTCTGTGAAACGTCTGCATAAATTTGATTTATCAATTCACTTTTCATCACAAATTCCTCCTACGCCGTTTTAACGGTCTTGCCTAAAATCTTGCCTAAAGCTTGTACGCCTTTTTCGTTGTATAAAAACTGTTGTACCTCTTTAGAACTATGTTTTGACTTGCTCATAACAGTTTTACCGTATGTATCATTTTTAAGTCCGCTTGCATTGGCAGTCTTGCCAATTTTCATAGCCGATACACCGAACATTCCACCGACTTCGGTTGCTGAATAAAGTTTTTCACATTCGGGTAAATACTGGTTCATATTCTTACCCGTTATCTGCTCCACCGCTTTAATGCCCATAACATCAATCGCAATCTGTGATAAGTTTTTGTCCTTAGTGTTCGATAAAAGCGTTTTTATCATACGATTTTGAGCATTAAGCAACATTGCGGTGGCTCTGTCACGTTTTGCTTGTAATTCAATTTCTTTTAAGTGGTCTGCTGCAATATTAACCGTTTCGCCTTTTCTTAAAGATTTCAGTAGTTTTCTTACCCACGCTCTGAACTCTTTTGCTTTTTCAGTTTTTGCGAGAAAGGTAACTTCATATATGCCGTCTTCTGTGAAAATACGAGTATTATACTTCTTACCATCAGTAGCCGACAATTTGTCGGTAACTGAAAACTCTTTATCTTTTAAGTAAGGATTACGTTCGATTATCTTTTCGATACTCTTTCTGTCGGCATATCCTAAGCAATCAGATAACTGACTTATTGTCATAAACATATCTTGACTATCTGAGTACACATCACATTGTACCTCTCCGAATTGTGCTGATTTTACAATCTGTAAATTATTCATTAAACTTCTCCTCTCAAATTTTGCTTTGACAAGAGTTTCAATCTATGATATAATATCTTATAGACGGAAACGTCTTGTACTGATAACGATAACGATTGCTTTGGTTGGCGTGTTATCGTTATTTTTTTGTTTTCTTTTCCAACAAATCTCCAACACTGCAATCAAGATAATCACACAATTTGTGTAATACATTACCCGAAATAGCTTTACTACGTTTATAATACAGGTTTGTCAACGTAGACCTTGAAATTCCAGTATCTTTTGAAACTTGCGAAATCTTAATAAGTTTTTCGCCTAAGATTTGCGATAAGTTGTTGTCCAATTTTACCACATCCTTTCGTTTTTTTTTGATTTTTGTTCAGACTTTTGTTCAAAATCTATTTCTATTATACATTCCTATTAATTAAATGTCAATACTTTTTTTAATATTTTTATTATTTTTTTCTAAAAACTTGACAAAATGAACAGTGTATTGTACAATTATTATGAAAGGAGGTTTTATTATGATTAGATGTAATCTATCAATTATTCTTGCTGAAAACAACATTAAAATAACAAAAGTAGCTCATGATACCGGTATTTCACGAACTACACTTACAGCTTTATCCCAAAATAATTGCAAAGGCATTCAGTTCGATACATTGGATAAACTATGTAGATATTTGAATGTAACTCCTACGCAACTAATTGATTATACTCCTATAGAACTATATGGAATAGATTTTTCTACCTATGAGGAAACCATAAAGGCAGAAGAATATGGTTTTTTAACTTTTCATTTAAAAAAAGGTGTATCAGAAGAATATTATTGTACGTTTGCGGCTTCTTTAAGACCAAAAGGACTCTTACTATCCAAGGATAAAGTTACTTTATATGAGTTAACTATTCATCAAGCAAAAGATGAGGAAACATTAGATGCATTAAAGGTACTCAACCAACTTTCCAGACCATTTTTTATTGATGTATCTAATAAAATACTTAACGATTCAATTGTAGGTAAATTCAATTTAACAAAGCATTATGAACTTACAATCAATTGGAAAGTCAGTGAGGTTACTCACAAGCTATCTAATTAGCCAACACAAAAGACACCCCATAATGAGGTGTCTTTGTGCTATTTATTCATCAAATAATCTAAGTATTCCATCCACTCGGGAATTTTTCTTATACATTCCCTTACATAAAGTCCTTCTAACCAACGTACATCATACTGTGATATGATTTGTAGTTGTGTCGGCTTAGACCTTAAATTTATTCGTCCAATCTGCATATTCTTATATTTAAAATTTAACAATCCGTTTGAACGTCTGTCAATTTTCAAATGTTGTAAAGCATTTTTATTAAGCATTTCTCTTGCAAGATTTTCTATAAAAAGCTTTTCTTCTTCATTTGCTTTGTACTTTTTAGCTGAATCCGAAAAGGGCTTAATTTTCGATACTATTTTATCCAACACTTCTTGTTGCCATATCATTGTAAATCCCCTTTCTTATTTCAACAACGGCTGTATCTCGTCTACAAATTGGTCGTATGGGATAACTTCGTCAGAGTCCATAACTGTTGTTTTGCCTATATAAATCACATTATCGCCGCTTACGGCTTTAAATGTTTTTGTATCGTAGTCGTATTCAAATTTATATCCTGCGTCTTGAATTTTGGTCGCCACAAAATTAATCAAAGCATAATATACCCCGTCTTTTTGAGTAATGAAAGCAGAGTCGTTTATATATTCTGTCGGTGGCGTGTATTTACTTGTAACTGCCATATTATCATCTTCTTTCTTTTCTGATATTGTGGCGGTGCTTGTTTGTGTATCATATTGTACGTCTTTTCCCAACGCTTCACTTACCGCCCTTATCGGCAAGTATGTTGTATCGTTGTATAGGAAATTGTCGGCTTGTACCGCTTTACCGTCTACCACAACTTTTATTGTATTCGGTAAAACATTTATATTCTGCCACACGTCGGTTGCGTATACTCCTGCACACGATATAATACCCATAACGAGCATACCGCATATAAAACTTTTAATATTCCCTTTCATAAAAATACCTCCTTTGTGATACCTAAATTGTACCACAAAGGAATAATTTTGTAAATATCTTTTATGAAATACCTGTTATAAGACCGCCCGAAACAGTTACCGTTTTTCCGTCTGCGGTTTGAAATGTTCCGCTTGCTCCCTGTTCAAACTTCCATTTATTTTTGCCGACTGTCGTACCGTTACCCGAACTAAGTATGTCCAATCCATACGTTCTTAATAAAATTCCCGATATAGCGTTGTATATTTGAAAAATACATTTATTATTGTAGTATAAATTAAAATCAGTATATCTCATATCGTTGCTACTCGGTGCATTACACCACAATCCGTACTTATTGCCGTCAGCGTCGTAACTTTGAATACCGTTTTTGTCTATAACGGTTCTTGCCTTTTTGTCTGTGCCTGTGGCAAATACACCTGTTATAGTAACATTACCGTCATCGTCCATTTCAATGGTTTTCTCCGACAACTGATTGAATATCTGAAAAACGAACGCACCGTCCATATTTCCGAGGTTTATTCTTCGTCTGCCCTTGTCGTCCTCAATGTATAACAAATCGCCGACAATTTTCAACAGCTTATTGTCCGACTGCACCTCGTTTCGGTCTGTGTTCACCGTTCCTTGTACTTTTCGGATATTTACACTGTTGTTCGCAGTCTGCCACTTTGCATGTTTCTTTGTTGCCTGTTCTGTCTGCCATAGTCCGATAAAAAAATCACGTCTGATATGCCCGATTGATATATTGCTCTCTTTCGGCTCCAACGGATATGCCTGATATTCAATTACCCTCTGCACATATTCCGTACCGTCTATGTCAAATACGTGTACCGTATCGCCTATTTCCAACTTTTCTGTGTCGCCGTATTCGGATAACTTCGATAGGTCAATCAGTTTACCGCTGATTGTCAACTGCGGTACGTCAATTCTATCTTCGTTGTCCTCGTCAAACTCCCACTTTGCATTACGGTACAGTTTGTCCGCTGATGTATAATCGCTATAGTCCTTGTACCCCTCTTGCACACCGTATTTTTCAATGTTTGGACTGTCTATATATGCTTTGCCGCCGTTTACACTGCTGACTGTTAAATCATCACTGCCGAACGCCCATAAACGTGTTATCATATCGCTTACGTTGCGTTCTATTGATATGCTTTGCATATTTTTTTCTAAACGCAGTCTGACGCCGTTATCTGTGCCGATGCGTTCAACAATGGCAATGTTACATACAATGTTGTTATTACTGTCGATAGTTGTTTCGTGGAATATCTCGCCACGCCCCAAATTTTCTATTATCGTTTTTATAACGTCCCACAAATTTGTTTTGTCTGTAGAGAAAAAATCAATCAGCAGTTCATCATCTGCAACCCACTTCATTCCTTTTTCGGTCAACTCGGCATTTGTCATAATGTGAAAAATACACTTTTCTTTGACTTCTTCCTTGAAATCCGAAATAATCTTTACCGCCGCTTGCAGCACTGCTCTTGATGTTTCACCGATATGGTCGCCGATTGTCGGTATAAACGCTTTCTGCGCCTCATACACAAAATGTGGTGTACCGTAAACGTGCAGTGAATCCGCACCGTTCATATTTCGTGTTGTTCGGCTGATTTCGTATATATGACCGTTTACACTAACCAACATATTTTGACTGATTAGACGCGCCTTTTCGTC